CCAGTGCTTAAGTCAGACCCACCAAAAGTTGGATCGCATGACTGGATGGCACAGGTAAAGGCTGCAAAAGATAAGCTTAAAGAAGATGCTGAGAAAAAGCAAGAAGAGTTAGAGTCTGAAATTGCTAGGCTAGAGAAAATCGCCGCTGACACTAAAGCACTAAATGAGACTCTTGTCTTGGTTAAAAAACAAATTGGAATAACTCCTTGGGTTTTTCAGGGATCTGACACACGCTCTTGGGATTGCTCTGGTCTGGTGAAATGGACCTATGCCCATCTTGGAATAGACCTATATCACAGTGCCACATGGCAAAGATACTGGGGTGACATTGTGACAGAACCTAAAATTGGAGACCTAGTGTCCTTCAACTACAAGAACTATTCAAGTGCTTATCACATTGGAATTTACATAGGTCCTGATGAGATGATTCACTCTGGTGGTAAGCCAGGGGATAGAACTGAGATAATCTCTATTAGTGAGTGGGCAGAAGATAACAACAACAGTGATGTTGTCTACACTAGAATTATTGAGACCAACAACTAAGTCATGAAGAAAACTGCAATAGCTTTATTTTTGTGTGCCCTGATGTTTGTGGGACTGACAACCTTTACCCAATCTAGACCTAGCAATCAGACTATGTCAGTAGACAGGGCAGAGACTCAAAGGTTTCTTGCATTAGAAAAAGCTGCAGAAAAACCTGCACTAGAGATAAAGAAAGAATACAAAAAGAATGAGCAGCTGGCTCCTGAAGAATTAAAAGCTGTCTTATATGAAGTTGGCTTTCGTGGAGAGCGTCTACGTGAAGCCTGGGGAACAGCAATGAAAGAATCAACAGGTAGACCAAGGTCTCACAATGACAATCCTAATACAGGGGACAACTCACACGGACTATTTCAAATCAACATGATTGGAAACCTTGGCCCAGCAAGGCTTGAGCAATATGGATTAGATAGCTATGAAGACTTGTTTGATCCATTGGTAAATGCAAAGATTGCTTTCCAAATGTCAAATGGTGGAGAGAATTGGTCAGCTTGGCACGGTATCACAGAGCGTACTCAGCAATGGATGAAAGAGTTTCCAGAATAGACTTGACTATTGTCTTTAAGTAGTATAAAATTAATACATGATTAAATATGAAAACAATATGCTTGTATTAGACTCAAGCCACACAAAAGAAGATCAGCTTGCCATTAATACCTTCATCGAAGATTTGAGGGTAAAGCAAAAGCTAGAGATTCTTAATAAGATTAATGAGATTGAAAAGCAGTCTCACGATACAAGAACCCCACTATATCAAGAAACACTGTTTAGAACCTTTAGAGAGATTCTTGGTGTTTATGAGGCTGAGGAGTTTCCTCCAAATAGGTTTAGAGATATTAGCAATGGTGAGTAAGGCACAATGCTCAGAGTGCGAAGACATCTTAGAGTCTAAGCACAGACACGACTTTGTTACGTGTAAGTGTGGGAAATCATTCCTAGATGGCGGAGATGAATACTTCCGTGGCGGTGGATATATCCTCCCAATCCTAGATGCTTTGGATGAAGACATGTTTGAAGATCAGGGCTATTTGGATGACGACTTTGATGACTACAACCTTGGAGTTCAAGCTGGGATTATGGAAGAACGTGAACGCATTTTAAAAATTATTGCAGACTATAGGAATAAACCAACGTTTGGCTATTCAAATCTAATTTCACTAATTAGAAACGACTAGTCTACGCTTAGCTGGGTCCCAGATCTTTGGGTGTTTCTTAGAGGCTTTTCCGTTCGTCCGATTTGAGTTACGGTCACCCTTCGTTTTTTTAGGCATACGAAATTATATCACAAAAGTTCGGCGGTAAAATAGAGATCTATACAAGCACAAGTGCTTGACATTCTCTAGTATCCTCTGTATAATTTATACATGAGTCAATTTGTAACAGCTAAGAGAGACACCCACATTAACCTAATGCGAGATGTAGACGTAGAGTTTGCAGTACCAGAAGGCAAGTGGATGTTTCATATCACATCACCCAATCAGGTTAAGTATCTAGAGTTTGGAGAGATAGCGGTTTGGGATTTAGAAACAGGTGGGGTATGCTTTGGCTATGAGGGAGATTGGGAACCTTACGAAGGCTTCTAAGGGAACAGCCCCTATATCCCAATCGGCAGAGGAAGTAGACTTAAAATCTATTCAGTGTCAGTTCGAGTCTGACTGGGGGCACATGGAAAATAATTTTGAACACGGAACCCTAGCTGGGTATAACAGGCATACCAGGATCCAGGGAGAGCTTCCTTGTGAGCCATGTAGAGATGCCATGAAGCAATACTGGAAGACCCAAAGACAGGTTCGTAATGAAGAGATTAATATCAAGCGTAGGGCATGGAGAAAAGAACAGCGTCTAAAGCATAATCGTTCAGCTGGCAGACAAAGAGCCAGAAGGCTTGGGGTAGACTATGATTACTACACAGACCAAGACGTAATAGACCTATATGGAACAGACTGCCATATCTGTAGCAAACCTATTGACTTTGAAGCTCCAAGGCAATGCGGTAAGAAGGGTTGGGAATGGGGTTTGCAGATAGACCATATCTTCCCTATGTCCAAGGGTGGTTCTGATACTTTGGATAACGTCAAACCAGCTCATGGGTATTGCAACAATATCAAACACGCCAGTGTTGAATATATGAAGAAATTTAGGGGGTACACAGATTGGTCAGTAAGAGAAGATCATTAGCTAAATCCATTACATGGAGACTAATCGCCATAGTAGTTACATTCCTAGTAGGGTTTGTTATGACAGGCAGCCTAACCTTTGCTGCTTCTTTGTCCCTATTGTCAAACCTTATAAACTTTGTATTGTACTATCTTCATGAGAGGGTTTGGCTAAAGATTAACTGGGGTAGACATGTATAGTCAGGCAGGTCAGGACCAGTTCGTAATAGATATGCTTAAAGGCAAAAAATCTGGGGTATATGTAGAAATAGGAGCATACCACTCTATAGAACTAAGCAACACATATACATTAGAACAAGACTATGGTTGGACAGGGATATCTTTCGAGATAGTCCAGGATAGGGTTAATGAGTTTAACCTCAATAGGCTGAATAAGTGCTATTTGGCAGATGCTACTATGTTTGACTATGGCTCTTTGTTTGATAGGCTAAACCTTCCTAAGCAGATAGACTACCTTCAGATAGACATTGAGCCTGCTACAAACTCGCTACAGTGCCTTCTTACTTTACCCCTGGAAAAATACAGGTTCTCAGTTATAACCTTTGAGCATGACCTCTATGCTGATCCAAACAATATGGATGTGAAGAATATCCAGAAAGAATTGTTAAGTGGTTTGGGATATCAGCTAGTCGTAGAGGATGCTGTAGATGGTGTTGGCTCTGCATTTGAGGATTGGTGGATTGACCCTAAAGCTATAAGTTATCCACAGAATACACAAAGTTATACACAAGTTATCCACAGATAAATCTTACTGAAGGTGTAGTGGTTTGGACAGATGTGGTTTGAAGTGGAGACAAGTGGTGAACGGAGCCCATCAGATCGTAGGGCCGTAATCAATTTTACCATAACAAACCTCATATGTCAATAGCCAAACCTTAAAACCTCAAACCTTTTTATCCCAAACCCCAAACCTCAAACCTTTATAGCCCCAATATCAGCATATAAAAAACATCCAAAAAAGTTATAAAACCTTTATAAACTGTAGCAAAATATCCAGAAATCCAGATAAAAGGTTTGGTATTTGTTGTATTTGTATATAGGGGGATTGTGGTATATCTTTTGTATACCCTGGCCCTTTGGGCCGCAGCGAAGCTGCCAAAACTTCCACGATTTTTCAGTGAAGGTTCTTAATCTTATTTAGGATTTCCTGTTTTGCCCAGGTAAAAGGCGACCGTCCAGATCCAAACCTTCGTAGCAATTTTTCGGGGTAGCGATAACAAACCTTTAAACCAAACCTCTATAGTATGCATAGCTTCTATCTCACTCTTATACTGATCAGACTCTCTATATGCCTTAGTAGTAAAGTGTGGATGGATCATTTCTTTGCTGTAAAAACCTCTTGGACTCATATACCCATTATACCAGATACAAGGTTTGATAACTTCCACGGTTTTTTGGATAGGGTTCGTAATAAGGTTTGAGGTTTGAGGTTTGTCAACTTCCAGGGTTTTTTGATCTACCTTCTTAATAACATTTTGGTAACAGCTATTGACAAATGCCCTCAAATATGGTCGGCACAAAAGTGAGGGGGTGTCAACCCCCAAACCTTTATCCTAGCAAATCTTCTAGGCTGTCAAACCCTGTATCAGTCAAAGACAAACTCTCTAACAATACAGACCAAGTTTCTCCAACCATTGACTTGCCTGTGTCTGTTGGAGTAGCAAGGTTGCTATGGGTTAGATAGGAAAGTGGCAAACCCACATCATTGTATTCTACGAAGTCGCTAAACTGTTCGTCATCACGATAGCCTAGCCACAGTTCTGCTAGAATCTCACATTGGTTCTCAAAAGGTGTCATCTTGATACTCTTTCCACTTGTCGTTGTATTCGTTATTCTTATTATACTCTGTTGCTTCCAAAACCTCAATGGCTCTGTTGTAGATAATGTATGGCTGTTTAGATAGATACATACCTACTGCTTCTAAGTCTAGAGTAAAGTCTGTTAGGTGTCCCCCAATTTTTTGGGCTACCTTTTCTTCTGAACTTTTTGGTAAGTTCCTTGCTTTCCTCATAGTATTCTCCTGTGCTAATTATCTCATAAAAGGTGGGGGGTGTCAAGAGCGAAAGTAGTAACTCCTGACACCTCCCCTTGTGCACACGGTACCCCTATCGCATGCACATCCTGCTAGGGAGCTCTGCTTCAACCTAGCAAGCTTATTAGTCTTTGTACTTGGGTAACATCTCAAACACGTACTTAAGGCTGTCTGACATTGCGTCCCACTTGTCTCTCATGAATCCCTCTAGGCCATACCACAAATCTGGATCGTGGTCTTGGAAGTATGGGTCATTCTCAATCAGGTTACTTGCCTCATCAGCTGTCAGTACAATTGGGTCAGAGACCTCTTCAGTTGTCCTGCCATCGTACTCATAGATATGAATGTACCATGGACCATCATGCTTGTAACTACCATCTGCCTGCTCTAACTCTCTCTTAAAGATGTTAAGGTCATAGACGTATGGAGTCCTGCCTGCATTCTTGTTTCTAGTCAACATACTTAGTGACATATCCGTACCCTTCGCATTCGTCGCAACCTGATTTTCCATATTCGCCATCTTCATAGCCTTCTTCGTTGTAGCAAGCACACTCTTCTTCTACTGACACCAAGACATAGTCATCCTCGTTTTCCCAAGGAACCTCTGTGACGTAGTAGTGCAATCTATTTACATAAGCAAACCCAGCTACAATCAGGTCAGACATATCTCCTTGGATGTTAGTCCAAACGTACCTAGGGTCTTGAGCCTTTACAAACTCTAGTTCTTCACCATAGGTTTCAAAGATTATCTCTTGGTGCTGTGGGTCTCTGAAATGATTCTTGATAGGCTTGAACTTGTCTTCCCATTTGCTCCAGCCTTGGTATTCTGTGTATGTCATTGGGGTCTCCTTAGAAGTGAAAGTCTACAGGTACAAGATACCAGTTTTTGTTGCCTAAGTCAATGTTTTTATACATATGCTCAGGATTAGTACTAGCACTGTGCATGTCATAGAAATATGAATTGAAGTCCCATTCCCCTTGAATCATGTCAATCATTTTTTTCAGGGGGTATAGCTCAAAGTCATAGTTCATAACACCTCTATAGTTATCTAACTTAGCTTCAATGTCAATATTCTTTTCGTTGTAGGATTTGCGGTAGCTATTGAATTCCTCAATGCGATTAGTAATCATACTATCAACCATAGCTCTGTACTCAGCTGGAGCTTCGTCATATGAGATAATCATAGATTGGTCATCTTCATACTGACTGTCAGGGTTTGGATTCCACCTACCCCCACCTGCCACAAACCAATCAAACCAAGAGTTAGTTGCATACTCATTGTTGCCTAGCTCTGATTCTAATCTGTCTTTGACTGTGCGGAATGCTTCGTCGTTATTATCTGCTTGTACAGCTATGTATTGTAATACGTGCATGGGGTTTACTTTCTACTAGGGGAGTTCTATTATGACAGCTGTTTATGCGTTTGTCAAGTCTTTTTCGAAGGCAGCGAGATATTCTTCATCACTTGGCAGGGAATCCAAATCATACTCAACAACCATTCCACCATAGGTAGTAATAAACTTATTAGTGCTAAAGTCTACTTCATAGATACCCTCGCAAAATAGCTCATCATTTCTAAAGTCTGAATTGTCAATAGTCTTTAGAGTTTCAGTAGCACTAGCTACAGCTACCAGAATGTCAACACCTGTGTCTCTGTGTAGGCCAGGGTATTCGTTTAGGAAAGCCTTATTCTCCCAATCAGTAGTCTCGAAACGCTTATAGATAGTATCGCATTCTTCATCACTAATAAACTCAACTAGTGTTAGTCTTTGCTTTAGGCCTTCTCTAAGAATCTCATCTCTTAGGAAATCTAGAGCCTTGGCACCTGAATAGCTTGGATAGCCATCCCATTGTCCATATTGTGCAATCTTTGTAATGCCAGCTGAATCTTTTACTACTGTTAGATTTCTAGTTCCCATTTGGGGTCTCTTTCTGTTAGGGTTGATTATATTTTACGGTAGTTCTGGGGAAAAGTCAAGAAGGTTCTTAAACTTTTTTTCCTTTGTATAGATCCACGCCAAGGCCTTTGTTGACTACCTTGCCACAAAATGTACATGCTCCATAGCTATAGTAATGCATGTGCTTCTTACTCATCTGCTTCTCCAATCCATGTCTCACCTGTGTAGTTATATGAGTTGACATCATAGGCCATATCCCATGTGTCGTCATCCTCTGCAAGCTCTTCTGCATGTTCTTTTGAATCAGCTTCAACTGTAATTTCTTCCCAGTTGGTGTACTCTCTTTGGATTTTATATAGTGGCATGTTGCTCCTAGGGGTTAGGGTTTGATAAATACATTCTCCCACATTCTGGGGAAAAAGTCAACTACTTCTTAATAGAGTTTTTATAACAGTTAGATTACGAAAAGATTGCCGACCCCCGAAGGGGACAGCATTAGCTATCTTTGCCACCACTTTTTTCTAAGTTGGAACTCTAGCTCATCAACACGAACCATAAAGTCATCTAGCAAATCTCTATAATGACCGCCGTGTCCTTCATTCCAGCTTGCGTGCCAGATTTTATCATACTCTTCAGACCAGGACTTTAGCTGCTCTCTAATTTTACGCTTATTCATCTTCTATTCTTTCTAATGTAAAGGGGTCTAACTTTTGGTCAAAGTAAAGGTGGGAACAATCTACACAGAACCCAAACTCTTCGTGCCAGATGTCCTCTTCAACATTGGTTCCACATTCTCCAAATCTATTACAAGGTAGATAACCATTGGACTCATACTCTTGCTCACCTTCACAGATTCTACAAAAGGGGGTACAGTCAAAACTACCATTGTGATTAGGGCATTCAGTCATAGTTAGTTCCATTGTTTCTCCAATTCAGCGTTCCAATCACCATCAGGTAGTTCAGAGTGTTGCTCAATAGCCAACTCAATAGCCTCATCTTCTGTTTCTGCCTCAACCCAATAGGTTGCGTTATACTCAACTTGCCAAGACGCCATCAAACAATCCTTTCTCTAGTGCTTCTAATAGCTGCTCATCTGATAACTGTTCTATTCTATCAAGACCCTCTGACAATACTAATGCCATAGCCTTTTCGAAATCATTCATTTAGGGGTTCCTTTCGTGTATAGTCCAAGTATACTAGCACCCACTGACATTGTCTACATTCTGGGGGGTTTTATTCTGTGTTCGTAATGCATTTGTTATAATTAATTATCTTGAAAAAAATGTCGGCCACATCTGCGATCAATTGTCAAGTGTGAATGGTGGGCAGTTTATTCTCATGCCCAGGAGTTTTGCTTAGCTGTTGGCTAGAACCAACTGAAGCAGTCTGTTCTTCTCTGCTGTGATTACAGGGTCAAAGCCAGAAGCAGAAGCCAGAATAGATTCTGTGTTTCCACCACGTCCAGACCTGTGCCAGTCTAGTCTCTCTGTCAAAGCGTTGAACGCTCCCCAGCTTGTGCCAGCAATCATGTTAGTAGTTGCTGAAGCATAGATTTGCTCAATGGTGTCCACCTTAGTTTCCCACTTCTTGAGTGAACCCTTAGAGTCTGTCTCTGGCTTAGGGTAAGCAAGCAAGATGATTTCATCAAACTTAGCCTTAGAGATTTCAGTCTCAATCATAGACTTAGCAAGTTCATCAAACTTGTCCATGTAAGCATTAGCCAAGCCAAGTGCCTCTCTAGCCTGCTGAACTTTACCTGAAGCAGTCTGTGTGTGGCGAATCTTGAACGATTGCTTTACTGAACCACCACGTCCACGATTGCCAAGTGCCAAGTTTAGAGTGTTAGCACATACAACACGAACAGGTGTGATACTTGCCTGAATCGCAATAGAACCGTCATGGCTAGTGTTGATTAGAAGATAAGTGTTTACCTTATCAGACACGCCGTTAGGGTCTATGATAGTCTCACGCTCCAAAGCAAGGGAACCAAAAACAACACGTCCATTCTTGATTGAACCTGCTGTCTCCCAGCGTCCACCATTATCAAGCATGAGGTCGCCAAAGTCAAACAAGTCCTCATTCTGAAGCGGAACATAACGCTCACCAACAACACCAAGAACATCATTCTGCTCTGGCTTGAATGGGTTAGTCCTAGTCACGAATGAATAAGACTTGTCAGACTCGAAGCCTTCTGGAATTGGAACATCTTCCAAGCGAACATTCCAATTGTCAAGGTGTGCCAGCTCCAACATCTTCTTAGTTGAAACCTCTTCAGTGAATACTGTGCCTAGACCATGCCAAGCAGGCTCTCTGAATGAAGCAAACGAGGTCTCGCCTGTTTCTGATTGCTCTAGCAAATGTGCCATGTGTTGCCTTTCTGTTAGGGGTTGATTTCTATTAGTCTAATTATAGGGCCACCCTCTGACATTGTCAAGCTTATTTGGCAAAATTCTGGGAGATTTTTTAATATCTTCTTAAACTTGACATTTGATCCAAAATCTGTCGGCCCACTTTTTCCCCTCACAGTATTTGTGGACACAAGTCCTTCAGCTTTGGGAGGGGAGTGGAAGCAGTTTTACAACTTGCTTAGGTTGTTTGTCTGATTAGATAAGTTCCATTACAGACGAGTAAGATGAAGCAGAAACTTCCTCTTGGGTTGTCATACGAAGCACCTTGAGATTACGCTCTAGGATTTGCTTGCGTGTCTGGTGTTCCCTTCCGAACCACTCTTTCTGGTTTGGCTTCTGTGGTTCTTCTGGCTTGTCAGGAAAGCCCTCAATGCTATCCTTGTCAAGTATCAACTCTACCTTACCATTGTAGGCGTGGTTGATGCGGATTTGGCTGTCATAGTCATAGCCAATGTTTGATGCGTTCTTGCTAATGAAATCAGAAACAAACTTAGCAACAGTTTCTTTGTATGAAATCATTTCTGCTTCATACTGCTTACGCTCTGTTGCGTAGTTCGCTACTGCTTCGTCAATCTTGGCGATAGATGCCTCAATGTCTGCGATTAGAGATGCTACTGGGATTTTTACTGACATAGTTCTTGCCATTTGTTTTTTCTACTTTCTTTTAGGGGTTGTCTTCTCATTGTATCAGGGGCTACTGACATTTTTGTGTGAGCAGTTTACCTAGACATACTCAGGTCATTTTTCCCGATTTGGGAATTACTTACCCATTAGGAAGAAGCCAGATGACCTACGCTTCTGCTTTACTGGGATAGACTTTGTTTGGTTGGTAGCACCAATGAACTTGCCACCGCCATCACGAACAACAGCCTTATAGACTTCGCCGTTCTGGGTGTTCCATTTCTCAGTTGAGATTACAATTTTGGTCTTTGCCATTTTATTTATCTTTCTTTGTAGGGTTATTTCTATTATACTGGGGGGGTATGACATTTGTGAAAGTGGCAGGGGGATTCGAACGGACTCTGATTATCCCTTTTATGTAGTCCAACGCCACTAACAAAAACTAGATTACTTTACAGTAGTCCAGCGAGCCTGTCCGTTTACATCAAGGCGGATACGAGTAGAGCCGTTCTTGTTGTTTACGATTTCCTGAATTGTTCCTACAACGCCAGATTTAGCGGTGGTGAACTGTGAGCCAACAGTTAGAGTTGCGTTTGACATTTGCTTCCTTTGTTTGATTTGATTACCAACTTTTGTTGATACCTAAATTATAGGGCATACCTACGACATTATCAAGGACATTTGCTATTTTATTTATAACATTTCGGGGGAAAATTGTTATACTTCTTAACTTGACATTTAGGTCAAAATGCGTCGGCCCTGGTGGAGGCCAGTTTTCCGTCGTGGCCAGGACGTCATGTAGGCCCATAAGAAAGGATTAGAATGGGACCTACGTCTCTCATAGCCCCCTATGAGAAATTTATATGCATGCATTGCTTGAATGCAGCTGGAGCAATATTTAGTTTTCTTTTCTTAGTAAGTACAGACCAATAAGCATTATTATAATTATAATTTCACCAAAGCTCATTGTTCTATTCTACTCTCTTCAAAAGCAAAAGTCAACATCAATCCTTCCTGCCTCTAACGATAATCCAGATTAAGGCCTGTGCACTTCTTGGCGTCATGCCAACTTCGAATGCAGCTGCCTTCACTGCGTTAGCTAGCTCAAGGTATTGAGACTGGTTAGGTGTCTTCTTCTCAATTCCAACAGCTCGCAACATCCAAACATCGATCACTACAGCTTGCTCGTCGCCTGCAATGGCCTTAGCGAATGCGTTAGTCTTGAGACCCTTCAAGGCACTAAAGCCAAGTGTTAATGCATTGTTAGCCATTACCAAATTGTTTTTTAGGCATGTGACCTGTTCACCTAGTGACCATGCAATAGCTCTAGCAACGTTAACAGACCAACGCTCACGAGGTGAGAATGCACTAACTACGGTTGCACCAACTTCCAGGGTAGTTCCTAGGTTAGTTGCAACTTGTTCTGCAATACGTTCTGCGTCTACGTACCACTTGCTAGCCTCTTCGACTTGGCCAAAGCTTGCCTTAGCAATTAGGGATGAGTAAATCTCTTTGTAGTTATTCATGGGGGCTACTTTCTTCTAGGGGCGTTAGTATTAATTATAGAGGTACCCTCTGACATTGTCAACAATCTACGGGGGTTTTATTAAACATTCTTAATTTGACTTTTGGATCAATATATGCCGACCCCTTTCGGGGGACTTTGTCAAGTCTAGTCTTCGTCCTCGTAGTCGTCAACCAACCAAGCGTCAAGGTGAGCGTGTTCAACAATTGCGTGTGCAGGTGCCTTGTCTGAACCATCACGCCATCTAATTTGGAATGGATTACCATCACGGTCTACTCCGTCAATTGGCAACTGAATCAAACGGTTGTAGTCTTCTTCCCAATAAGCGTCAATAGCTTCGATACAAACTGGAATCATTGACTGAGGAATTGGGGGGTAGTGATTACCTGCCAAGTGCCAACCAATTTGCTGCTCTAGAGATACATCACTTGTTGCGATGTCCATTGCTGTCATTCTTCCCATTACTTTACCAGCTTTCTTGTTGAGGGGTGTCCTGCGTAAATAGCATAACATCTGCCACAGACATTTTTGAGTAGATAACTATAGACTGTATTAGTGTGAACAAACTTATTACAGTCTTCGCATACATAGTGAATCAAACCTGGAAAGATAGTCATTACTTTACTTTTACCCATTCCATAGCAACTCTTAGCAAGTTGTCATAGTCGCCAGACATACTCTCTGATAGGTATTGGTCAAGCTCTTCCTTGCTTGCTCCAGCTTTCTTTAGGGCAGACTTTACTGCTCCCATTACGGCGAATGCGTTTCCGTCATTGCCTGATAGTTGAACCTTTACATCATACTTTGGCATTAGTCTCTACTTTCTTTGATAGCCTTAGCCCTGTTGCTTTGGCGTGTTCCTTTATACTTTTGGGGTGTTGCTACTAGGTGAGGGGCTTTGAGCATAACCTGAAACAACGCTTGGCTCTCTGCTTTGCGTCTTGCTTCATTTGCTCTATCTAACTTCATAACCTTATCTTAGCATTACCCTCTGACATTTGGGGGATTTTCTGGGGCATTTTTAATAGACTACGTAAAGATGTTTATAACAATTAGATAACGCCGACCAGATCCAAAGACTTTTGTCAAGTCCTGGTCTGGGCGTGTCGTTTAGAAAGGTGGTGAGTTTTTTTCTAGCTCTTCACCAATACGATTATTTTCTTTTAGCAAAAATAAAATTACGGCAAGTTGTGAAACAACAAAAACAATAATCAAAACAGTTGCGATTAGAATAATTGTTATCAAGTCCATTTTTTATTTCTCCTCTGGTGTTGTGAATAGTTGGCTAACATCTTCAGTTAGCATTAGGTCAATTTGGAAAATCAAAGTTTCTAATTCTTCAGTTGTCATCTTCATCACTTTCTATTTCTGACATCGCAATTCGGTATGCGATAGGGTCGCAGTTTTTTAGAATCTGTGAAGGATACAAAGTTATTCCAGCAATCTGATAAGTTGGGTAAACATCATCTAGCCACTCATCAAAGTTTTCTTCAGTCATCATTTGTTTCCTTCCGCTAGTGTTGTTTCTAATGATACTATTCCAGCGATAGCATTGTCAAATTCTTCCCAAGTCTCAAAAGTTAGGGTTATCATTTTTCTCCTTAGTAAAAATCGTTAGGGTCAAGGTTGAGGTAGTCAATCGCATTTTCTAACGGCATCATTCCGTCATACTCATTACAGTTGTGGCAGACAATTGTGTCGCTAGTGAAAACACTCTCGCAGTAAACACACATTTTATCCATTTGTTATTTCCTTTCTTTAGTAATTCTAACTTAGCACAACCCTACGACATTTATCGTATGGACAGTTTAGCCAATTCTTCTAGGGGGTTGCCTAGCAATTCGTTGAACGCCTTACGGCTACGGCACGAGGCTAGGGTGTGATTCTTGTCCCACAACTTACGGTCATAACGCTGTGGCATAATTGTCTTTTGAGTGTAGCCACAACCCTGGCAGGTGGTAGTCCTGCCCATAGTAGTTCCAACCTCTTTAGAGTTGCTAACAATCCAACCGTTAGCGGTGGTGGTGAAGGTGATTCTTGACATAATTTATTCCTACTTTCTATCTACTAATAACCTACCATAACCCTACGACATTTATGGGACATTTATGGGCGTGTCGCAAAAGTTTTTTCTACAAAGTTTCGGGGGATTTTTTGTAGGAAACGTAAAGACTTCCTTAAAGTTATCCACAGAGTTATCCACAGTTTGCCGACCATTTTTTTCGATCAATGTCAAGGCGACACGCCGTTAGAACGGAGGTTTATTTTTCCAAAGTCCCTTGCGGTATCCAACACCGTGAGCCCAAAGGTAAACAAATCCAGCAATAGCTAAATCAACAAGCAAATTGAATCCGTTATAAAAAATCATTAGTTATTCTCCTTAGCAATTTCGGTAGCGATAGAAACAATTCCAGCAATAGCGTTATCAAATTCTTCCCAAGTTTCGAAGGTTAGGGTTATCATACTCTACCCCCAAAACTTTTTAGCAACTTGGTTAGTGCTAACAACTCTCTCTCAAATTGTGGAGTTAGGTCTACTCCGTTATCCAAAGATGACTTAGCAATTTTTACCATAGTGTCATACTCTTTTTGGTAATCACTTACTTTTTTTATTTTTCGCATTTACTTATCCTTTCTAATCTAATTCTAATGCTAACTACTGACATTTAGGTTTGTGCTAGTTGCACTCACCATAAGCGTCATAACAGATTTCGCAACACTCTTGTGCGAATTCCTCTACATACACTCTTGGAGTGTAGTTATCACAAATCTGGCAGAATGCCACATCTAATACTAAGTTCATCATCTGAACTCCTTTCTTTATTTCTAATTTATCTTTCATACTTATAACCTAACACAACCCTCTGACATTTATGGCACATTTTGGGGTGTTTCTCATACAAACTTTTTAGGGGTTTTTTGTAGGTTTCCATAAGAGTTATCCACAGCCTGTGGAAAACGCCGACCCTATTTCTAGGGGTATGTCAAGTAGACACGCCGTAGTGATCTATATTAGTAGGCTCTATTCCATAGGGCTATAACTACCCTGCTAACCAAGCCAGCTACTAGTATGGAGGTTATTACTGTAAGCATTAGTTGCCTTCCTTCTTGTTGTCAATGTGAACAGCTACCATTAGGGCTACAAGGAACAACATACTAAAGCCCCACACTACTGCTAGAGCAGGTATCTGTACGCCTAGAATTTCTACTACTATGTTCATTTCATTATCCTATTCTTTAGTTAGTTATACATTAGCATAAGGGTACGACATTATGCTTTAGGGCAATACTCTATGCTAGTCATTTGGAAACCAGTTTCACTGATTTTCTTAGTTAGAGTGTGAGTCCAACCATTATACTTGGCAGACATAGAGCTTGATGAAACCATTTCACCACACTCACTACACTCACCAAACCACAAGCGGTTATCCTTGCGGTATCCATCGTGAGGATTTACTACACTAAAGTTGGAACCAATTCCCTTGGTTCTAATTTCTACTATGTTCATTTGAACATCCTTTCTATTTATTACTATTTATCTTTATATATATAACCTATCATGACCCTATGACAAAGTCAAGACGACACGCCGTGTGTGCTCACTATTTTTTATAACATTTTTATTACAAAACATGCATCATTCATCTCTACAAAATATTCAGATTTTAGTCAATTTGAATTTAAAATTTTTTCAGATTTCCAGGGGATCAGAAGGTGTATAATTAATCATGGCATTCATAGAAGGAACCATAATCGTTTCAATGATAATAGCTATTGCCATATTGATCAAACACAGAGACAGGGACTAATCATGGATGAATGCAAGTGTTCAAACTGCCCATGCGGCAAGAAGAACTAATATAAAGGTTTGGTAAAAACCAGGGTATCTACTGGATCCCAAACTCTTTAAGCTTAATATGTACAAGCTTTACAGAGATAGATAGCTCGTTAGCAATCTCTCCAACCTCTTTGCCTTGGACTACATATGCATTATATAGCCAGTCATAGTCGTTATGAGGTTTGGTGTTTTTAAATTCGATGAGTTCTTTATTTTCCATAAATGAATGTTATCATACGTTTAATGGTTTGTCAACTTTTTCGGGCATATCAAGAGCGAAGCTCTCTTTGGCCATCAAACCCTCATAAGCATTATCTATACGCTTCTTGGCCATAATAACTCTTTCCTCAGATACGTCATTATATATAAACTTACGTCCTAGCTCCATAGCCACTAGACAAACTGTTCCTGATCCAGCAAATAGGTCGCAAACCACATCTCCTGGTTTTGAATAGTTCGTTATAAATTCGTTATAAATGGCTTTCGGGGCAGTCCCAGCTGTAGCATACTCATCATATCCAGCTATTTCAGGTAATGCTTCTTCCCACGTATTAGTTAATACGAATGGGCCTTGAGCTCCTTGTGGGTTCCAGGATTCCCTCGAAAAATGGGCAAACACAACTGTGTGGTTTCCTATCTTGTCCCAAGACTTCGAGTAATCCCAGATACGAACGGTTTG